GGTGTCGCTTTGTCGCGTTCCTGGCCCAGAATATCCAGGGTGGGAATGGTTAGCCCCGCATCAGTGACAACAGCGTGGAATTCCTGCGCGTCATTGTCCACATCATCAACTAATCCAGGGTCATACGTGCCACCAGTGATATTGATTAACCCAACTTCATCACCAACACCAGGTGTTGTGGTCCATGTATAACTGCCAACTGTGCCATCAAGATCCTCAGTACCAGTGCCGAAAGTAATCGCGGAGGTGGCAACGCTAGTGATGCTGTAAGTGCAATCCACGTTCAGCGTAATCGTACTGCTGCTATTGGAAAAGCAGTTCGTATCGTTAATCTTCATAAGACAGTTGTGGGCATTCACATCAACCGTATCGCCGCTATTGGAGTTGGCAAACCCGCCCCAGCACCCATTATCCCGCGCACCATCGGCACCGATATTAAACGACCCGCACGAATTAAAGTTGATCGTCCAGGTGCCACCGCCACCGCCACCAGATTGATCGACAATGCTTCGCCCTACATCGTAGAAAAAGCACTGCTCAAACGTAAGGGTGAGCGGGCCATTATTATCGTCGGTGTACCACACGTCCTGCTGGTCAGTGTTGCTTGTGAATCCCAGCATACAATTGGTGATGGTGCCGTTGTAGTTGAGGGCAGCACGGTGACGATGAAGGAATGACCACTGGTGACTCTATGCCGGTAGTGCGTATCGCCCGACTGGAACGGCCTGCCTATCTGTTTCGAGTCGGCATCAGCGATCACACTAACCGCTGTATCCCAAATCACAGATGTCGTATCATCAGCCGACCATGTGCCCTCAATCGACAATATATCTGCCGCATTTGACACAGCCATCGCCGCGTTGAGTGTCGCGTGGTCCCCGCCACTTTGTTTAACTGTACGTGTCGCCATTATTCGGTTAGTTTGTCCACAATTTTGGTTAGTGCCTGGGCCGTCGTGAGTGTCACTTGTCCATTGGGTAAGTTGTAAGCCGTATCCACATCGGCTTCATTGAAATAGTACCGCCGTACCGCTACAGACTCACGGAATATATCTGAGAAGTCTGCCTTGAGCGTCAGCAAATAGGCGTTATCGCTGAGGCTGTTTGCCGTCTGGTATACTCCGTTTTTGGGAATGTCCACGATCAATTCAGTTGGTGTAAAACTCTGTGTGATACACCCTTCCCACGGCCCACTAGTGGCGTCGTCAATATGCTCAATCATCCTTCGACGAATCATCACCTTAGAACGTTCACTAGCATCAACATAGGCGTCATCGACTTCCACACGAAACCGCCAGCCTAAAGCATTCTCACTCACGATGGTATGTTTAAAATCGACAACCCACTGCTCGACAAACTGCTGTACTTGCGGCGTCGTCGCGTCACTGATTTCCAGACGCACAAAGTCAGGCGGCACTTCCTTGGTGCCAAAATCCCCGCCCTCAGTAACGAGCGCCACAATATCGCCTTTCTTATAGGTCATCACACCATTTCTGATAAAGGGTCGAGCAGCTATGACTAAACGTGCTGGCATAGGGTTCCTTCTATTCTGTTAAAAAAACAATCTTGGTTGTTGCCCATTAAAAATTGTTAAAGGTTCAATCACTTCAAAATTACTCGGGGCAATGCGTGATGCTACTGGAACGTCTGCCATGACCGTACCCACCAATGCAGAAGCAAAGGAACCGTTTTCAGTATCAGCCCAATCACCAGGCCCAAAATCATTATCCACGGCAACCCCATCGGCCCTTCGGATGCCAAAGTCCCACAGCCTCACCCTTCCCGAGCCTGGAACAATCACGAAGGTCAATTGAAATATTCTTGAGGTTGCCAAGGCTGCACCAAGATCCCACACAGCTGAAACCCGTTCATTGGCTACAGCCCCATTCCCTGCAACGATACCAATCATATTCGGCTCAACCCAAGCAGCGGCCCCACGAGTTGAGGAACCGAATTCAAAGATCAAGCCTTGACTGACACCAGCTAAAATTCTGATGCGAGTTTGGAAGGTGATGGGAAGGGCACGGTCAGGGAAAATATCATCGGTCACAAGAGGCGTGACACCAATGGAACCAGAACCATGAATCAAATGCGTAACGAAGTTCTGAGAATATCCAGCCCGTGCCTTTCGGCGTTTTTCGTTGAGGAGTTGAACAATCAAATCCGGCATGGTGTGCCTTTCTTTTATACCGCTTGAGGCTTATGCAACGGGCCAGCTTGTGGTCGTTTTGTTCCAAATCCTCCTTGTCTTTGCATGGATTGATCTAATTGCGAAGCAGGGTTTAATTGCTTCTGCAAACTTTTTAAATTCATTCCCTTGAGAAAATCTTTCGTTTGATTCACAGCGGCCATCTTCCGTTCTTGGGTCCGTTGTTGAAAAGCTTTTATTGAATCCCTGGGATTGGTTGGATTCAAAGACGACAATCGTTGCTGATGTTTGTTCAAGAGGAAAGAAATTTGACTATTGCGTTTTAAGGCGACGCGAATATCCTCTTGACGTTTATTCAAGATCTTGGATTGCCGCTCAAATTCAGCACAGCCCCTATTGCACAAATCCAAATCGGTGAACACTTGGCCAGGTGGCATTGCACAAATCTCCGTGTCGCCTTCGCCTATGTCCAAGTGCGGTTGGATTGGTGGTGCTGTTGGGTCAGTGGGTTTGTCGGTGTCAAGCCTAACTGCTTTGCGCTTCAAGGTTGGCATAGGTTGAGGGTCCGGTATTTGGTCAAATGGTGGAAGCTTTTTTTCTGGAACTGTTTCTTTTTCGTCGCTCATTGTTTTCCCCTTTTCAAAAAGTAAAAATGGGAGAGGCGTAAACCTCTCCCATTTTGTTAAGCGTTACCCAGCACACAATAGGCTAGGCTGATGAAGCCTGTTACGGTGATGGGAACACCATCAGCTGAAATGTTTGCATCATCAATCAACAAATTCAGATTGATTTCTAAAGATCCATCTGTGTTGTCGAAAATGTGAGCATTGGCAGCATCTATAGAACGGGCTTCGGTGGTTGGTGAGACTTCAGCCGTGGCAGCTGCTAAGGCAGTGCTTGGTAAGATGTCCACATCCCCAGCTGATATGGTGCCATCAGAAGCGGGAGTGGTCCCGGCTCCAAAGTCACCAGCCCATGTATCAACCAACCCTGCATCGGCTCCTGATCCTGCAAATTGTAAGTTGCAAGCCGCGCCGAGAAAAAGAATGTTTCCTTCCGGAAACCCACCAGCAACCAATGTCCCAAAGCCGACACCACTTGCTCCGTCTACTTCAAACACACCAACACCGCCCGCACTATTGAACGGGATGGTAATGACATTGACCGCTGTGTTTAATGAAGCTGCATGGCTTCTCGGTAGTCCCTTGCCCATGATTAAATCCTCCAATTGAAAAAGGTGAGTGATGCGGGGCAGAGGAAAACTTTTTCCAAACTACCCCAACATCCTGACAGCAAGAAAGCTGTGGTGCTTTAGCTTTCCCGAGTCACCAAGCGAGCGAACTTAATCATTTTTCTCTCTGGCCAAACACGATTCCAAGAAGTCGCAACATTCAATTGATTTGCACCTGTTCCGTTGCCTGGTCCACCGTTTGGTGATGTCCCAGTATATGCATGACCAGCTGGATGGACTGACCATTCAACTCTGTTATACAACACTTCTTGACCACCACCATTTCCGGCTTGTGGGTAGCGTTGCACTTCAGTCGGTACTTTGGGTGAACCAGTACCAAGCCTGGCCATTCCACTACCGAACAACCAAGTATCAAAGACTCCAGCAGCATTCGGCATACCGTCATCAATGATCACTTCCCTGCGAAGGAAAGTATTGATTAGGGTTTCACCTCTTGCATCGGGAATGAAGTCAATCAGGTTGTTCTTTTGCATCCGAGCAAACACCACTGAATGAACGAGCATGGCGGTTAATCCATCCATGGAATCGCCCATCGTCACAGCTGCATCCACCACAGCTTCGGCACTGATATTGGTCACACCATCAATGAATCCAGCACCAGAAATATCGTTCTCATAATCGCCGCTATCATTGGCCACATTGTCTTTAATCACACCATTGAGGGTTGCGATGAAGACCGCCTGAAGTCGCCGTGCCCAATAATTTCCCACTCGGGAGGCGATGCCCTGCATAGGATCATGCCCAGCCAAAGCAGAAGCCAGGTCGGCAGTTGACCAAGAATTATTGCGAGATAAACGCACGGCAATCTCTTGATCGGTTTGTACTTTTAAAGGAATGGAATCTAAACGAGTGGCTGGTGTTCCAGCTCCATAATCAGCCGCAATACTATCGGCCACATCATCACTGGAAACATTGTCTGCATCGTCATCCAAGTCTCTTTGGCTTGGAAAGTTGAAAGTCAGACCACCAGCGGCAACTTTTTGATTCATCAAGGGATCAGAAACCAAGATCCCTGATTGCACAATCCGAGACTTCAGCTCGGAAATTTGTTGCACGTATGGAGTGAATATTTCGGGAACAATTATGTCTGAGACTTGAGTTAATGGGCCTGTCGCCATGTGATTTTCCTCCTGTTAAATCGCGTGAAATAACGGCAGGAAAATCATCGGAATTTTCCACGCCAGGTTGATTGTCGAATGCAATCATGTACCGGACATGAGTTGGTGGGCGGTTATTTTTTTATTGCGAACACCTCCTATTTATCTGGTGCAACAGTAGCATGAAGGGAAGACCCCGCAGCCTTCGCCAGCTGTGAAGCTTTCTCTGTGCCATACTTTTTCAAGATTTCGCCTTTTTCTGTCATGTTCCAATTCGCTTTGGTCCATGGATTCTTCTCAGTGATGCCAAGCGTTAACCCAGCTCCGTTGGCTCCGGCTCCTTGATTTGCAGGCCAATAATGTGGGGCTGATGGAGCAAGTTCTTCAATCCATCCCTCGGGGGCAAGGCCAGCTGTATTCCCTAGTCCATCTTTGGTTACGATCAACACTTTACCATCCTGTTCCAATAATTCAAACTGTGGTTTCCCTCTCATAACCATATCGTTGATGGCCGAGGGTATCACCTTGGCTTTCTCAGCCGCTGTGCGTATGGCCAATTCTATTTTCCCAGTCATGATTTCAGTGGTCAGATTGGTGGTAGACAGGACGGATTCATCCCGTTCCTTTGTAAGCTTCGTAATATTTCTTTCCAATGGGCCGACCTGTTGCTTGATCCGTGCTTCAACAATTTTCGCAATCTGTTCTTCCGTTTTCTTGTCGCCTCCACTTTCAATTGTAGCCTTGGCTGCTTCCAATTCCTCAGCCATGATCTGAACTTCTTCAGGAGTCTTTCCATGCAGCTTGGCATCTTCACGAAGCTTCGCATTTTCATCCCGTTCCTTTTTCAAGGAAAATTCTAGCCGTTGCACATTGGCATCCGTCTGGATTCCCTCAATCTCAATGCACCACTTATCGCCCTTCTCTTTGTAAATATCAACAAAGCGTTCTGGGATGTCTTCTTTTTTGTCGTATGTGGCTTGCAGTTTCATAGTGTCCCTTTCGATAAGTATCTTAGCGAGTGATTATTGTTCTGGCAAACCTGCCTTGATAAATGCCTCCGGATGATCCCTTCGTAAATCCTTGATCGTAAATGTCCTTCCTCTTGGGTCGGTGAACTTGTCCACTGTCAAACCCCCTTTCCTGAACAGTTCAGTTTTTGTCTTACCCAAGACATCCCTCTGAAAACCTACGGGTTGTTTCTTGAGAAACTTCTGATAGGATTCAGTGGCCGGAACTGTTCCTGTCAATTTGATTTTCAAGGCCCGCTGTTCTTTTTTGCTCAACCCTTCCATCATTTGTTTGGTTGTGGCCACAGCTGGCCGATCACCAATGGCCTTTCCATTAACCGCTGGTACGCGAAGTGAGCGGCATCTAAAATGCACAGGTGGGACAGGGCCTTCCCCATTCTTGAAAATTTGCCCATCCAGCCCCATACACTGCACAGTAGTTCGACCATCCAAGGTCGCCACATAAAGTTCCTCGGGAATGATGGCACGGTTCGCCGCATACACTTCTTGCCGTGCTTGGTTGCTTATGAAGCTAACAGCTGTCCGTGCAATGCCTTCCACATTTCTTTTCGTAAGTGCTCGTGTTCCATTTCTAAAGTTTTGCGTTGATGTCCCAAAGATCCTTCTGGTGATTGCTTTCTCGCCTTCACCATTGACCATGCCGATACGGATTTGATCCATCATCCGATTGGTGTCGGTGTTGTTCAAATCTCGAATCCAACTGCTTAAAATTCTCCCTTCAAATGGTTGGCTTGTCGCAATGGCATTGAGCAAGGATGAATTCGGCAACGCCAGATTCACCACCACGGGCAAGGCAGCTGTGATGGTTTCAGCAGTGAAGACAGCTTCCAGTGTGGCTATCTCCACCATTTCTTTTTTTATTGCTGCATTGATTTCTATGTAGGTGGGCTTCTGTAAATCCCTGATGGCTTGCTTCAAGGCATTCATGCGAGCCGTGCGAGTCTTGCCAAATTTCCTACGGTTGCCTGTGAATGGATCAACCCGAGTTTCAATCAACTTCCGAAGATCGTCATCCACCAACCCAAGCAACCTCGCCATGTCAGCGCCGAGGGAAGTCCCAAGCCTTAAGACTCTGGAATGTCTCCTGATAAGAGCGTCACGGATTTGCTCGTTAGATGTGTCGGCCATCTAGGATCAATTGCCCTGATTGCCCGAGGAAATATTTTTGTTGCCTTGGCGTTGTGTAATTTGAGGCGGTCCATTGGGTTGATTCGGATCTTGTGTTTGACCCCGTAGGTTTTGCAGCATAAGGGTTCGCATCTCAATCATTTCTTCTGACTCTTCTTCACCCCGCATCTCGTTCAACTTTGTTTCCTCTTCCTCAATCTTTTTCAATTCCTCTTCAAAGGTCAATTCCGTCAAACCTTTTTCCACCAACCAAGAGTGAATGCTTTCCAAAGCAATGGGCGCATCAGAATTTTTCGCAGCCATGAAGTCCAACAATTCTTTTGGTTGAAACTTATCCGGCACGAAGTCCATGTTGGGTTTGACCACAACCTTTTCAGGGTCGGCCCCAATCCATCTCGCTATTTGGCGAAGGATAGTTTGCAAGCCAATTGCACCAGCTACCACAACAGTAGTGATGCTGGCCGTTCGTGCAGCCACGCGAATCTGTAAAGTTTCCTCGGCTTCCTTGGCAGCTCCACGACTTGAAGAAAGAAGGTTGGCACCAAGTTCCGAAGCTTTCGTGTAATCGTTTTCTAAGGCTGTTCGTTGCTCAGGAAGGCCATCACCGGAGACTCCGATGTACTTGGCATCTCCATTGAGCGGCAGACTGATGGAAGCTGAAGCACCAACAAACCGATCCTTCTTGTCACCTTCCCCAGCCTGTTCCCCAATCGTCACGAGGGTGTCTTGGCCTTGCATAAACAAGGTATTGCGATAATCAGCTTCACCTCGGTAGATGGTGAAAGAAAGGTTCGCCAACCCAAGCATAGGAATCTGGTCAGGGTCAGGGGTAAGATCCACTGACCCAATAAACACGAAGGGGATTTCCTCAAGGCTTTTCCCACGGACAGATGGAGTGACACCTTCCAGCGTATTGTTTACGGAAACTTGCGTAACTTCAGTCTGCCTATTGGCTTGCTCTTGAATGGTCAATTCTTGATCGTCAATTTCTAAACGGCTTCTATAGACAACGGCTTGTCCTTCCTCTATCACTTGCACCTGTTCAAAATTCCGATCAATCTCGCTGGTTGGCACCAAGTCCAAGACCAAATATTTCTGCTTGAATTCCCAACCGAATCCCGAGACTCTTTCCCAATTGCTTTCGTTGCAGACAACCAAGTCCAATCGCATCCGTCCATCTGGCCTTCGTGATTCATCCCAATTGATGACTGACTCGGCTTCATAGGTCACAATATGGGGTAAGGTGTTGCTGCTCCCCGTTGGCACATCAGCCAGTAAACCAATCCGGCCCACTAGCAACTGGGCTTCGTTGATCTTGACCAAGAGGGTTTGAAGGGATTCACCTTGGAGTGTGGCGTTATCCCTTAGCGGTTCCATCACGGAAGGTAGGTCTATCACGGCTTTTTCCCTGTGCATGACACCAACTAAGGCATTTACAGCTGGCTGCACGAGATAAGGGAATACGGCCTTTTTCAGATAGGCTTCGTACATGGCCTTTCCTTCTTGGCCATCCCCTAACCCCGCTGATCGCATTCCTGATGTGGTGGGCAGATATGTGGTGCTCTTTGACTTGACTCGGCGTTCGCCTTTTGCGGCATCCCGAATGATGATGTAGTCGGGATGGACTTCTATAAATTCGGGATGTTGAGTTTGAACAGAATCAGACGCTGAAGTGCTTACAGTCCCAGCTTGTGTGGCCGGAAGCAAGGTGGTTCCGATTGTCGGCATGGTGGGTTCCTCCCTCAAGACGGTAGTGAACTAGGTTCACCAATACCGGATTGGCGAAGGATTGTTGGGTGTGCATCATCATGTAAAATTCAACACTTCTTGTCGCAAACGGTTGACCGCAATCTCACAATACTTCTCTTCAATCTCAATGCCTATGGCCTGTCGGCCTAGATCCTTGGCGGCTCTCAAGGTGGTGCCGCTGCCCATGAAGGGATCGAGGATGGTGTGCGCTTGTGGGGCGAGGCTTAGACACCATTTAATAACAGGTAATGGCTTTTGCGTAGGATGGTACCGGGTTTCCTTTACACAGCCAGGCTCTTGCATGAAACCATTCCACCGATAAATTATCCTTCTGACAGCCGTAGGCCAATTAGTCCACGCTAATTCACAGTCAGCAAAATCACCCGTATTGTCTTTATCCCACACCAGCCAACTTGGGGAAGGGGGGAGCACATAAAAATTTCCTCCAAAAATACACTGCCATTTAGATTGCTTTCTCGCTTCATCAATTTCTTCTTGACACACCTTGTCATCCCATGACGCAACCCCATAATCTTTTGGTACTGCGAGTTGTACCCTAGACTTATTTTTACCAGCCGCCTCACCTATCCCATACGGCGGGTCCGTCAACACCAAGTCCACCTTCGGCAGCGTCGGCAGAATCTCACGGCAATCCCCGTGATAGATCACAATGCCTGGTTCTTCGTAGTAGGGTGCAGGCAATGTCATTCAATATAATCCTATCGTGTGCCCCGTTTTAATCGGGGTCGGCTTCCACTGAATTCTATAACGGGCTGCATCGTAATTATGATCTTCACTTTCTGTGTTGACATCATCTTGGTCCAAAGGGTCACGGGGCAAGTCAGGAAGGCATCGGCGTAGTTGAACACAATTGACCCAAATAAAAAAGCCTGGTTGCGTCATTGGGGTTTGATTGTCGGCCTTCATCCTCTCCCGAAACATCCTCGCACCATTCACTCTTGACCCTGGACCTTTATCGACAGCGTACCAGTGACATGCCTTTGATGCCATATCTGTGGCCACGGAATTGTTTGGTGGTCCATCCCAAATGCTTGAATCCGCTGGGCCTGGTTTGACCCTTCCTCGCAAGTAGGATGTGCGTTCTTCAATGGCTTTGATGTTGGTCGCAATGTCTGTAGCCAACATCCGGCATCCTTGGTTGGATTTTCCATTCCAACCATACCATTCATGAATCGCAAATAAAGTCCCTCTTGGATATATTCTCCGAGTAGTTCCGACAGGGGTTTCACCATCAGAAGTTGTGAACCATAGACCACTGAATGGAGCTGAATAGCCATAGTCAAAAGAACGGTCAATGCGCCAATGGCTTGGAACGACAAAGGCATCAATGACGATTATAGATGGAATCCAAATATCTTCAAAAAACATTCCTTGCTGTGCTGACTTGTCGTGTTGATATTCAGCAAGAAAAGCATTCAATCCAATGTCGTTGATGATTCTCTGACACCGTGCAACCGATAAATTGTCCCATGTAGGTGTCCCGCCTGTGATAGCGGCCTTTCCATCAATGTCTTTTTCAAATGTAAAATCTTTGATGGCTGGGTACGGACCTGAAATTTTTCTGTCTATTAAAAACTCTGCACGCCCATCACACAACCTTGTGAAGATAGACTGGCCGTGAATGAGATTTTGCACGCCCATCGTTGCCACAAACTCACTTCCAGAAGGCAACACTTTTCTTGTGAGCAATTGAATCTTTTTCTCGATGGCTGCATTGGTGTCTTTGTCTTTGTCTATATCGTCAAAGATAATTAAGTCGGGTCGACGCTTGCCAATCTTTGCCCCTCGCCCCATGGCATCCAAGCCCACAGCATCCACAGTTAATCCCGAGGCTGTGCGTAAGCGGTTCATCCTCCATGCTTTGCTGTGCCCATACTTTCCTAGTTGTCTTTCGCATAGGTCTGGATCTATATCAGAAATAATTGTAGATTCAAGGGCCGAAGCAATGTTTCCAACGTGGTCGTTTGCTTGCTCTTGTGTCCCTGAAACGTAAACGCAATATTGTTTGATTCTTTTGTGTGCAAGATAGATGATCGCCAATTCGACATTGGTAGATTTGCCCCCTTCTCTTGGCCACACGGCAATAAAAGGATGCGGCCTGACAAACTCTTGAAGGCCGTAGACCCACTCCCAAAGTTCGTCATGATACTCTGAAAAAGATGGCTCGGAATATTCATTCCTATAGTTGGGTCCGAAGTATCTTAAAAGCCACTCTTGCCAGTCTAAATCTTCAGCTTCTTTAGGCGAGGAGTCTAGCTGTAGCAGGCGATGCCTGGTCTGGCCGAGAAACGACAACCCCGATGTCGGTAGTGACTTGGTTAAGGATTTTGCTGGCGATGAGTCTGTCAGCATATTTTTGTACGCTCCCTCTCAAAACATCAACCACGTATTCGATCAAGGCCAAAATTTGCTCGCCGCTCATGCTGTTTGAACTTTGTTGGATTCTTCTGCTTTCAGATTCCAAAAGTTTTCTGCGTTGCTCAATCACTTGCCGAATCTCTTCCCAGATTGGTCCAGCTGGAACAGTCAATCGCATCAATCCTCTAAGTCTCAACATGACACGCCCCATCTCTTGCAAGTCGCCACGGTCTTGGGCTTGCTCTAATTTTTCCCATTCCACTTGAGCGCGAGAAAAGGCTTCCAAGCTTGCAGTGTTGTCCAGGTTTTGAATCAACCCCTGTAACCGTAGATCCATCAATCGCAAGTCAGGTTCATGGGAAAGCAACTGTGGGTCGTGTTTGCTTTGCTCGTATTGCTTCCTTAAATCCTTTGGCAGAAAACGGCTATACCTTCCATGCTTAAAGCTGCCATGCGCGACTCCGGCCAGACTCCGACCACCATGCAATCGGCATCTTCTCTTGCCTTTGATTGGTGGGCTTTTGCAAAACAGCCCAGGCTTTTTTCTCAACTTGGCTCCGCATTCTTTTTTAGTGTCTGCCATATCAAACCCTTTCCCCGAGTTGTGATTCAAACAGGCAAGGCCCATCAGGGATTTTCACTGATGGATCTCGAATGAGTTGATTAGACTTGAATGGGGCATAGTCAACGTAATGATGAACACGGCCCCACCTCATGACCAGCTTGGCAACATTCGGGTGAAGCTTCACCAGCATCTTTGATTTGTTGATGGTGCCTTCCCTTTCATAAAAGTCTTTTGTGTTTCCACCTTTCACCCTCTGCGTTGCAATTTTCTTTTGCAGGAAACAATTGAATTGAATGGTGCAAAGTCCCATCTTCAAAATGTTCAAAGACAGGTCGGTGTCCTCGTTGTATCTTCCCCTCCATCTGAAGGGAAGATCATTCCGAATCAGGTTGCAGGAATAAACTCGGCGGTTGGGCACAAAGGGCTTGTGCTTGACTCTTGACAGAATGAACATTTCATAGTGCGGCCCGCCCATGACAACATTGGTATAGCGCAAACAAAATTCCTCCATTGCATAGAATCCATTCCCTGAAAAGTCTTCCACAATCAGATTTTTATTCATCCGACACCAACACCTGATGTTGTCGTCCATCACCCAATGCCACTTGAAGCCGTTGCCTATCGAATGTTCCCATGCAAAGTTTCTAGCTGGGCCTGGTCCCTTGCTTTTGACATCTCCCAACTCGTCACAAGTGTTGTAGGTTTCCTGAAAAGTTTTGTCTAAAATTAAAAGATGCTTTGGGTCGATCACAGCTGCATAATCTTCGTACTGTTCTTTCTCAATGATCACCAGAAAATCCAGCTGCATTTTTAGCAAGGCTTTGACAGTCAAGCGGGAATCAGCCCGAGACTTGGACACCACATAAATCGGGAATCTAGGTTTCATCAGGGTCGCTGTACTGTAAATCTTTCACCCAACGTTTTTTCAATTTAGGATGCCACAAATATTTTGTTTCGCTTGTGATGTTCTGATCCAGCAATGCAGCAAAATCCTCCACGGCCTGTTGGTCTGCCAGGTGGATTTTGATGGTCCGAAATGCTTGCATGTCTTCACTGTCGAATTCCGGCATCCCTTTCCAGTGTTCCCCTGCATTGAAGCTGCCTTCCTGCTTATGTTCTGGACGAGTGATGTATAACAAATCTGCAAGCATGGCCTGGTCGTATCCTGTGCCCTTCAAGACCGGAACACCCTTTAACAATTCAGCAAATTTCCTATCGTCTCTTTCACCAAGCAAGGATGTTTCGTTGTCAGCAATCATCAGTTTTATTGCAGCGTCTTCATTTGGATCAAGGGCAGTGGCCACGATAGGAATTTGTTCTATTCCCAATTGTCGGCAAGCTTCTGTGACTCCATGGCCGACAAGGATGGTGTGGTCATTGGCTGTGACGATGGGCTTGAATATTCCAAACTCTACGATGCTGGCTTTCAAATGTTCTATCTGTTCGGCGGGATGTTTTTTGTAGTTTTTCGGGTGAGGCTTCAACCAGGAAATATGAACCTCTTTGATTTTATGCTGCGGAAGAATTTCCTGCATCTCTTCAAGAGTCATAGGCGTTCAGGTTTGTTTTTAAATTTCCAGCAATCATTCCCTGCAAAATATTCTGTGCGGATATAGTCGTTGGTGGGTTCTGTGCATGTGCCTCGTATTTGTTCATGTGGGTTGAGTAAAAAAAATTGGCATGTACCACAGCAACTTTCAAAGAAATCTTCAGCTGCGGGCATGTGTTCCTTTAGATAGAAAGGTCGGGAAGGAAAACCAGTAAACCTTCCCGACCTTCAGAGGTAGGCCAGAATCACGCAGCGATTACGAATGTTTTAATAAGCATTCTACGCAACCCTAAGCTACCGTCTTTCTATATTGTGCCTTTAGTTTTACCATTATTGGGGCATTGAGTCGAATTGCCCCTTCCTCTTGATTCCCTTTCCGCTTGGTGTAATTGTGTTGGCGTTGAATATTCCTTCTGGCTCCCTCGTTCACTACCTCCCCAGAATGCACATGACAAAAGATTTGTTCGATGCGGTCAATAGGTTTGACGCATTGCCCGAAGCAACAATGAGGGATTTTAAATCCCTTGGGCTGAATGATAGGATTCCACACATATCCGCAAGGGATACAGTGGCCTTCCGGTGATGACCAATCATAGAATCCAGCACATCTCGGACAATCTTTTCCTTCTGGTTTAATATTGTTCAATTGTTCCCTCCGTGTTTGGTGCCTTGATACCACCGAGAGTAGCGTTCCAGAAATTCATGCAAGGCCCATCGTTCTAAGTCTTGGATGAATGATTGAAGGTCTGTTCGTTCACGCCTTCTATCGGTGGAGTGTGGCTTTGTCCACCACTCAGACAATTCTTTATGTTGTGCCATCAAGCAAGAGATTTCATCTGGTGATAGGTTGGGCCATTTGTTTTTCTTGGTTCGTGTCCCTAGTTCACTCCGCATCACTGGTATTGCATCAGGACAAGATATGCCGACCTTCACTTGTCTTTCTTGAATGTCAACCACCACAATGCGAATGTCTTCGCCAATGAAAATTTCTTGGTCAACTTTCCTTGTGAGCACCAGCATCAGTTTTCTTTTCCTGTCGTGTTTGAATTTCAAGTAGCAAGTGCAACAGCTCTTTGAATTCTTCCCACGGAAGATGGTGAATCATTTTCTCGAACAGCGCACGAAATTCTTTCAATGAGTCTTCTGGCACGGCTTGTTCCTTTGGCATATACAACAACGGTTGACTGACTTTGGCCAAGGATTCAATCAGGACACTCTCCCGAGGCTTCCTTTCTTTCTTCAAATTCCCATTAGGTTTTTTGACTGGCTTGTGTCCATCCACATAAGCGTAGGGCTGCTCCTTCTGCTTCTTCAAATCCAATGGTGTTCCACATTCACAAAGGCAGTGAGAATAGCCAAGCACTGGCCCACCATTGGCCTTGAGCAATTCAGCTGATGTGGCTTGCTTGCTATGCAGTATAATATTGGATAGCCGTAGGTCCATGCTTCCACCACCATCTGGACGATAGCGTAATATTTCGCCCTTCACCAAGGGTCGGCCAATCTTCATCCCCATGGCGTACCGACTTGGCATGATGGGAATGGATTTTCCGCTATACCCTACTTCGGCTTCCTCCCCAATGTAGTACGGCCCATTTCCAGTGTTGATGATTTCACCAAGGCCATTCAGCAAGCAGGGATCTAGCTTCCAGCCTCGTTTCTCCCAAGCTTCAATCGTTCCGGCTTTCATTCCCAATCCTTTGGTCGATCCTCTTTGAATTGATTGAAGTCATCTTCCATAATTTCTTTGGTGACATCATCATCGACTAAATCAGGATATTCTTCATACTCCAATGGTTCTTCATCATCAGGAACAAATTCGTCATCCTCCAATTCCTCGGGCAACTCTTCAATGTCATCCATTATCTTTTTTTCATGTTTGGGTTTCTTCACTTCTTTTTCTTCTTTCTGAATTCACTGGCCTTGGGACAATCGGCAAAGTGGGGCAAGCCTTCCGCTGTGTAGGGAAGAACGGAATCCCGCCGTGTTGATACCCAATAAATCGCAAGGTTGCAACCCTTACATCGGCCTGGTGTTCCCACTATCACCAGCATTTTCTTGAGCCGATCTTGCCAAGTGCAATAGTACGGACAGCCTTTGTTATCCCCCATTCACAAATCCATTCTTGTTTGTTTTTCATCCTCGGTCATGTCTCGGGAATCAACTTCATTCCCTGTACTGACATCATAATAAATCACCGCGCCTGATTCGTAATTCATTTCCTCAATGCGTTCAACATCAACAGTAAATGTTCCTTTCTTTAAAACATCCACAGCATCGTTCATGGTGGCTTCGTATTGGGCAATCTCTCCATTCCATACTTTGTCCTGGGCCTTCTTGGTTTCCTCCACCTGTCGCATACTGGTGTTGGCTAAAATTATTTCTTCCTCAATAGCCAAACGCTCCTCGTGCGTGAAGGGTAATTCCTCTCGTCGTTCAACCCGCCTTCGTTTGGATTGGGCTTTCGGTTTTGGTTCCGGTAAGGTTGCCACAGAATGCTCTTGTGGAATGCTTTCGCCATCCTCTCCGGTGATGTTGTCTTCAGCGTCATCCCCGCCTCTTCGTTTTGCCATGCTTTACCCCTTTCGTTGATTCTCTAAATTTATAAATTACTACACACCACGGTTGTGTCGATTATGAATGCGGTCATATCTTCCTAGTTTGCTTGGAGTGTTATTGCGAATTTCTTCGATCAGTCTTTCCAAGACTTTGCTTTGTAAATGACCAACATCAATTTCATGTGAATCAACAGTCATGATTTACCCTTTTCGTTTTCTAAAAAATAAACCAAGCAAGGCCCCGAGAATAAGCCACATTAAATTTTCTGTGCTCATTCATCCAACCCGATGCTTGTCTGTTTGCTGTCTTCTTTTTTCTTTCTGGTTTTCCTTTTGTGCTTAAGCCTCACCGTCAATGAAACTTCATACTCGGCATCGTCACGGTCCACAATGTCTTCGTTGCTTGGTCCAAAGAATCCCGCTCCAGCAATCACTTTCACTATGTTCTTTGCTTTGTTGTTGTTCCATTCAAATTGCAATCGTGCATCCATGATTTTTCCCTCCGTGATAAATGAAAAATACATCTGGTTTAATACCTGCGTTTTCTATCTCGGACAATGTACCCAACAATGAACCCGAACCCAAACCATAAAATGATGATAATTGCATCCATATAATTCCTCCGTGATGAATGATAAAATCAATCTGCCTGCTCTTCCTCTACTCCCAAAGCTTGGTCGTATTCTCCATCCATTATGGATCTGACCAATACCCCCAAAATTTCTGTATCTAGCGCGACAAAATTTTGAGTCTCAAAATCTTTGCGGGTGTCTGTAAGGTACAATTGAAAACCATTTCTGGCTTGGATAATATTTAATCGTCTCATAAAACCTCCGTGTAAAAAATGGCAGGGCAGTAGGGAATTGAACCCCAAATGCCGGAATCAAAATCCGGTGTGTTGCCTGGTTACACCACTGCCCCTTTGTTCCAAGCAATACTCAATCAGAATCTTTGTGTCCAGGTCGCAATTTTTCCAGGCTGTCTTTGTCATTACATCCACTGCATACAAGATAGCCAAGCAAAAAACCACACACCAGAACCACGATGTCAAAGGCAAAATACAGCTCGCATTTCATCGTCCAGTTCGTTTCCTAAAATCTTTGTATTGTTGAAGCTTCTTGGCAATCGTCGAAATGGTCTTGGTGATGATGACAGATTCCATTTGAAATGGATCGTACATTTCAACCAACATGCCAGCTGCTTCCTTGGTCACTTCAAAATGCGGGTCCCAGCCCACCACTTCTTTCCACCCATCGTTTGCCATAATCTTTTCTTTTTGCAAGGCATCATAAAAGAATTTCAAAGCTAGTGCCTGAATGTTGTCTTTGTTGCGCTGTCTGCCAAGTTCGTAAAAGGTGAAAAAGAAATATGCTCCATCCATGGGTTGCAATTTGGCTAGCCGAAGATGCAGCTGGATTTTATTCTCCATGCTGTTCTTGAGTGATTGAGCATCAGACCCGCGCTGATGTCTTTGGCTTGGTGTGTAGGTGGAACCAGCCATTCGTAACCACTCATTCTGGCTCGGGAACAACATAGGGATGAACACCTTCTGCATTGCCACATGACTCGCCACAAACTTTTCTTTGCTGACTCGTGTATGGTCTTTGATTTTCAACAGATTCGTGTCCAAAGTTTATAGGTTTCCTCTTGTCCCATCACTGAAAACCATGGCCAACCAAACACGAGGCGTTCGTGGTTTTTCCCATACAGCCTCGGCCCGCAATAGATGTCAATCTTCATTTGAAAATCAGGGTTGAATGTCACAAGCAGCTGAAGGTTTTTTATCTCTCTTTGTGGAATATGATCTATCAATTTTTCGTGGACCCCTTCAGCCTTGATAATGATCCGACTCAATTGATCGAACTTTTCTTGTGTCTCAACCTCTTGTTGAAACGTATCACTCATTGGCCATTTCTTTGGCCGTTTCTTCCAAGGCTTCCTCAACCATGCGCTTGACTGGGCCTTCTAAATTCTTTTCAAGATGGCTGAGACTTTCAGGCGGTGGTGGTTCCGTTGGTGGTTCGTCAAGATTCGGAACAGGTGGTGGCACCACTTCCAACTTTGGTGGTTCAAGAGGTGGTTCGTTGCTGCCTTGGTTGTCCGGCTTCATTTCCTTCCCTGGATCAACACCAACAACTTTCTTGCCCTGGTCAAATGGAAACCCTTTAAATTCGTAAGGCAAAAACCAACGGACAATCAGCATCAATTGTGGGCCTGTTCCATCAAATCGCCAAGTCATTCTATTTCGCCACATCACTCGCTGCAGATTGCCCCACAGTGGGGTGTTGGTATCCACAAAAACAATGTGAATGTCGATGGCCTTCAAAACAGCATCGTAGGAAATGTTTAAGTTGTTGGGATGAAGATCCCGCCTGGAAATTGGTTCAAGGGTTTGCAGCAATAGTGTCCCTAGTTCAGTCGATAAATAGGACTTAGCCTCGGCTGCATCCCTGGAACTGATCGGTGGTGGTTTTTGTGGTTGAGCAGCTGGACTTCCTTCCTTGGGTTTCGGGATCTCGCCTAATTTCTCCATGAGTGTTTGGCCTTTCTGTTTGGTGATGGGGTCTTTTTTTGTCCTAGGGTTTCTACGAAGTTTTCGGTTTCCCCTTGTCCCGATCAACTTCTTTGTTTTTTTGATTTTCTTCATTTTGGGCTATGGTTCCCCTTTTACTGGCCTAAAAAGTGGCCGTAATGCCCCCAAGAATCGTTTTTTATCTGAATCATGGCCCATGGCATAGACCAAGGTGAGTTATGCACGCCCCTTGAGGATTCTGTGTAAATCTCGACCAGCGGAAATTGACTGACTGGGTTCCTTGCATAGCCTCCCTTCCGATTCTCTAGGGTCTTTCGCTTAGGTTGGAAATAACCCCCCAAAAATCCGGGCTGGATTTGGTGCTTCGTTGCCATACTTGATTCTGATTTCTTCATCCATGCTCGGGTCCAATCCTGCTGCCTTCACTTTCTCTGGATCAAAATGTTCCCCTGTTTTGATTTGCCTTGAGACTTCATTGGCTGCACGGTTGGCAAGCATCCTCTCCTCGGGTGTGAAATTGATCTGCCTGGAATGGCCAATCTCTTTTTCTCGTTTATCCTTTTCCTGGAGTTGCCGCATTTCAAATGCGGCCGTAATTGAATCACCAAAGGTTGTTGGGAACGGAAGCTTTCCAGGTGTCCCTCGGCCACAAAATAAACAGGCTGCAGTAAAATCTTTCGTGTGCTTGTGCTTGAATTCATCCCAAAATAAAAGGCCCTGATATTTATTTACCTTTACATTCAGGGCTTTACACATCATGTCGAAGCTGTCGTCGAATTCTTTCTTGTTCATCCATAACCACCTTCCGTGTTGGTTTTCTTGGTCAAGTCACTTCGGCACCACGATTGCCAGAAGGCATTCCAATCAATGTTTTTGAAATGCTTGTTCTGGTCTTTGATCCTCATGTCTTCCCAGACTCGTTCCGGATCCTCAATCCCTTGCTTGATGGCATACTGCCTTCTTCCCTCTGTCAGTTCGAAGTCTTTGGGCCATCGAGTTTTTCGAGTTAGCGGGGGGTCTTCTTCTTCTTTTGAATTTGAATTTGGATTTGGATTTGGATTTAAGATTTGGATACATTGATTTGCTACAATTTTGCTACCATCTTTGCTAGGGTCTTTGCTACCTGTTTTGCTAGCAATATTTCTAGCTTTTGCTTCACCACCTAACTTCCCAGAATCGCTACGAATTTTGCCAATTCTTGAAACATACTTCCTTGTATTCTCCATTCTTTCATTCTGAAAATACAACTCACCTTTGATGCGGAATGAACGAAATTTGCTAGCCACTTCTTGGCGA